TGAACGGGTCATATATAGAATCAAATCCAAACTCCATTCCTCCCGCAGCCTGTGTTGCAAGAGATCGCCTGATACCGTCAGCACTTGCCGTTGATCGTCCGATGTTACTCTTACAAGCCCCGCCAGCGCTTGTTGCAGTTGCTCCGCTTAGTGCATCTCCGGCAGTTCCAGCACCGCCGCCACCGGAAGCGCTTGTTGTTGCAGTGCTGGTATTTGCGCCACCAGCACCACCTGTTCCGAATGGAGACCCCGCACCGCCGCCACCTGCTGCCGTACCCTTAAGCGATGTACATAAGGCGCTACCCCCGGCTCCGCCTGAGTTGTTAAGCAGCGTGCCGCCAGAGCATGTACCCCCTGCGCCACCCGCTGCTGTTGCCCCGTTGGTTGTAGAAATCGCACCCCCGGAGCCGCCAATAGCAGTGATCGTGGTCATTCCTGTGCCGCTTAATGAAGATGTGCCACCTACGTTACCCGCTGCATTTGTCACGCCAGCACCACCAGCACCAACAGTAACAGTTAATACAGTCGCAGCGGGTAGATAAACTTCTGTTTCTCCAAAACTACCCCCGCCCCCACCGCTTGCTGCATTTGTAGAGCCGTTAGAATTACCGCCCCCGCTACCACCAGCACCAAGCACAGATAGCCGATACGTTCCGCCTACTGGTATTGTGTAAGTAGTCGATGAAGGAAAGAATCTAGCTGGACTTCTTACGCCAGCACCGCCTATGAATTGACTTAGATTACTCATTGCAAACCTCCATTCATGCTATAATTACCCCCATGAAAAATAATAATCTTACGCATGAGATGCTCTGCGAAACTCTTAATTACAACCCCGACACCGGAGTATTTATTTGGGTTAAGGGCTTGTATAAATCTGTTAAATCGGGCAGCACTGCTGGTGCAACCCACAGCCAAGGGTACGAGCAAATCTGTATTAACAGGAAACGGTACTACTCGCATAGGCTCGCTTGGTTCTATGTTAATAAAAAATGGCCTGAATACAATATTGACCACATTGACGGCGACACATCCAATAACAAGATAAATAATCTTAGGGACGTTAAACAGGTTGAGAACGCAAGGAATAGGCATCGCGTTAGAAGTGACAGCTCCACCGGGATTCGGGGAGTTTCCAGGCATGGAAACAAATACAGATTTGTAGCAACAGTTGATAAGTCCAGAAAAGTAATTGGAACGTATGACGATATTAACGCTGCTAGAGTCGCGTCTGCTATATTTTGGAGCGCATTTACCATAAATTAGCATCATGTTAATTTCCACCCCACTGTACTGTCGATATAAGTTAATGTGATACTGATATTGTTCGTGCTGATGACCATATCCTCAGATAGGCTCATTATTTTTGATGAGTTGCGGCCTATAGTTAGGTTGTTGGTTGCGAATGTTCCGGCATAATCTGCAATATTCACTACATGATTAGCCGATGGAGTTGCTGGCAACGTGATCGTGAACGCCGCGCTTGTGGTATTAGCCATCAAGTAATCGCCAGTAACTGCGGTGTAGGTTGTGGTTTTGATTGACCATACTGCGGCTGACGCAGATGCGTTTGCTCCTATAGTTATGATAGCCGCAGTTGCTCTACACTCGACAGCATCCCCCGTCAGCCACGTCGTTGCAGTTGTGCCTTCCATCCCCCTGCCTGCAGAATTTGCTGCAGCGCTGCCCGCGATGCCGACAGTCAGAGTATCTGTACTCCTGCCCACCACACTGATTATTTCAACTACCCGAGCGGCGTTCTCAACTGTTACCAGCGTGTAGTCACCTCCCGTGGGGGACGGAAACCTAGCTCCCTCTCCTGCAGCGAGCGTTATGGTCGTCTGCGAAGATGTTGTGATACCCGCAGCGAGAGTTGAGTATCCGTTGTTAACTGCTACGTACGCTGAACTCATGGGCTACGTCCCTTTTATTTTCGCAACAAACGCACCATACGACGCAACTGCTCTACCCGAGTCTGAGTGCTCATCATCTTTCGACGACGCCCTGAATACTACGTAGTCAACGAGTGCGGGAATCATGTTCACCGGGATTTCCGTTATCGTATCGCCGATTAACAGAGTCACGGGGAGCTTTATATACTGAATATCTAGCGTCTGGACTGAGGCCGGTGCCGGAGGGTAGATGAAGAACCTGAGCGGATCTCCCTGGTACTGTGCCCATTGGGTAGCTGCTGCGGGCGTTGCCGCGCGCCACTGCGGGAGAAACGTATCTATGGTACTTATATCGAACCGGGTGAGCGCCGCCCCCCCGTGAATGCATATTGGCATGACGAGCCTCTGCGCGTCTTGAAACGTGATAACTTGCTCGCACTGGGATTGAATGCAGGTGTAGTCGCCAATCGCCAGGAACAAGTCCGGTCGTATGGTAGAAATCTCTTTCATGCCGGCGTTGACGTAGGTAAGAAGCTCCACGTCAGACTGCCGATACTCGTCGCTGTCTGTGTCGTTTAGCGGGTATCGCGCTTCGGTGATAACGTCTTGTGGTGACATTTAGTGCCTCGTAATTGGCGTACTACTATAGGAATGCCCAGTAACTGTACCAGACTGCGTGTGGCTTGTCACTCCTGATGTTGTGGTATGGATGGCTACCCCGGTTTTCCCGACCGCTAGCAGCGTGTGAGCTCCTTGGTCGTACGCGCATACCCCCGCGATACCTGCCGCCCCTACTGAGGCTAACGACTGCTCCTGGTTATACGCTCCGACACCTACGATACCTGCCGCCCCTACTGAGGTTAACGACTGCTCTTGGTTATACGCTCCAGCACCTACGATACCTACTGCCCCCACTGCTGCCAGTGTGTGAGCTCCCTGGCTGTACGCACTCACACCTCTCCAAATACCGTACATCCCAGCATCTATCGCCAGTGCGTCTATAAACGATGCGTTGATCGCGCCGCGCATTTTATTACGCGTTGAGCGCGGTTATTGTGAATGCACTGATACTTATCAGCTGGGCGCTAGCGATGCTAGTATTATCTACAGTCAAGTCTCCACCACCGCCGGTTACTGTTACGGTCCCTTGGAGGTGCGTGGTGACACCTGAGGAGTCCAGGACGCGGAAGTATCCTGCTGCAGTTCCAGACCCCGCTCCGGCGTCTCCAGTACCAGACCACGTACCGAGAAGTGTCTTGGCACCGGCTGATGCCGCGTTCATCCAGTCCGACGGGAGAGTGATGGTACATAAAAGGGTACCGGAGGCTGCGGCTGCACAATCCGCTGGAACACTCCCAGAGTATAGTCTGAGCAGCGCCGCCGCCCCAGTCGTAGATTCTACTAGGTCGAGCTGACTATTACGAAGGGTGACTGAGTATTGGACTGACACTACGTTCTCCTAGAAAAATGATGCTACGGCGCGTAGCGGTCGGGCTACTCCCCCGGAATTGTTCTTGGCTCGCTGTTTGCCTACTATACTGGTGTAGTGTTGGTAACACGCCGCCGCCCCCTGAGGGTCAGTCCACGGCTTACCTGGGATGCTTTTCAGTCGATACTTGGTCCAGAACGCGATAGCATCACGGTACTCTTCGTACTTACTATCCACAGTCGTCGCTGTATACGTCGGGCGGGTTACTGCGTCCACTTTGACAGTAACAACCGAATCCGGCTCGGTATCGAACCAGAGTTTCCCATTCCAGAACCAGAACTCACTCGGCCTTCCATCCTGCGGTACATACCGTTTACTTGGGTCGTCTGAACCCTGCGCTAGCGCGGGGAGCTCCCCTTCCAGTATGACGGTGTTTACCCCCAGTACCTCAGTCATGGCGGCGGGTGACAGCGTGTAACTCTGCGTGCCAACTACAGTGCTGAATGTAGCCAAGTCCTCGCGGATTAACCATGTGTCCGCCGAAAATGCTCTACAGGCGTCCCGGATAGTATCCTCCACGAGCACCAACGGACAGTCGGGCATCTCGGGAGTTATGTACGGCGTAAAGGCGGAGAACGCGACCATTATGCTTTACTGGGCTTCGCTGAACTAGCCTTAGCTACTTCGGGCTTTTTTGTTGGCTCGACATCCTTCGGGGCAGGGGCCGGTTTAACACACAGTCGTTCCCCTAGTTCTGTCAGGACAATCTCTCCGTCGACGATATCAGCGGCTACGCAAAAATACGTGCCATCCTTAGCCATCCATTGTCTCTGGCCCAGACCCCACTGCCCCATGGGCAGCATCTGTTCGAGTTTCTTCTGCAGCTGTGCGAATGTTTCATTCATCTTAGTATCCTTCTGCGTGAAGTGCGATTAGATGGGTTGTACCACTGGCTGGAGTGTACGTCCCAATAGTCTGTAGGTATGCGAACAACGTAGCATTTTCTCCGACACGAACTGCCTTGTTTAGGTTAATCGCCTGAACATACAGCGTAGAGCCAACATCTACCGGGGTCCCAAGGTCAATGTACCCAATGTAAGAAGCCGCGTCACCCGCTGGTAAATCCCACGCACCGTGGTCTCCCAGCGCACTCGGAGGAGTAGCATTATAGAGCTGCAACCTGAACGAGGTCATGGTCGCTGGTACTGCGGTTAAGTCTATGCGCAGCTCGGACCCCGTAATCATGAACGGATTACCGCTACCGCCTCCCGACGCGAAAGACAGAACCGCCCCGCCCGCTGCCGTAGCACTACCTACTACATCCCCCGCTGTATAGGCAGCTGGTACATCTGCCGTGCGCGTAAGGGTAAGCGACCTAGTTATAAGATGTATGCTCATTTTAGTATGACCCTAAGTTAATCCACGTTAACTGAATCGTACCATCGCCGTATTGCCCTGTCGGAAATAAATTTTGAAGCAGCATAGCGGACTCCTAAAGAATTTGGAGGGGGCCGAAGCCCCCCGGGATATTACTTTATTACGACTGCTTGGCGATCAAGTTATCCGCAACCCATGTTAGCCCTGTTGTAGCTACCTGCACGAATGTTGCGCCGGTCAGTGTTGCAAGACCCTTTTCAGAGTCAGCAGTCCCGCCGTTAATGGTTGCTCCCGAATTAGGGAAGATATCCAAGGTAGCAGCCGAGGTGTTATACACACTAACTCTGCCATACTTCGGGATACCCGCTGGAAGAATCATACTGTCGCCTGCGGAGGCGCATACGGACACTACGTTTACACCCGAGGACAGCGTGTTAGCTGACGCCGTTGGCGCTGCTCCGCCCGCAAGGGCGGTAAGGCCGGTAGTGATTCCACCTACATCTAAATTAACTCCTGAACTTGCCATGGTAATTCTCCTTAAATATATTAGTTGGGGGCCGAAGCCCCCACTGGGTTGCTTACGATACTACAGCGAAGCAGAACGCGTCGTCTTTAACAACCTTACGGCCATATACAGACAGTCCACGAATGAAGTCGCCGAAGTCAGCTGGGTTACGCACTTGCTCAGTCTTGTTGACCTGATTGGCGAAGCTGATAGCATCCTTGTTACCTGCAACCATGCACCTACGGTTAATGGCGCTAGACATGGTACCGCCGGTTGAAGTTGCTGCAGAAGCAGTTACCCATCCTTTGGCAGTAGTGCCCCGTGGCAGCATGTTGCTGACATACAGGTTAAAGCGGTCGATCATACCGATACGCCCAGTTCTAACGATGGAGCTGTTATCGCCGGTGAAATAGGCTTGGGCCAGGTTAGTTTGCATCAGTATCTGACGGTCGAATGGAGACATAATCAACCAACGGCCTTCGTCAGGGACGTTCTGCTCATCCAGTACGGCCGCCATATTCAGAATCAGGGCGAGGATATTTGCAGGAGTAGATGTCAGCACAGGAACCAAGTCAGTTCCCAAGTTCAGCGCAGCAGACTTCGCACCAGCAGTAGCACCTTGATTCATCGCGGTACACGTACGGGTATTAGCCGCTGTTGTACTTGCTGTGTCAGGAGTTGTACCGATAAACATGCTGTAGAACACTTCCTCAGTGATCGAGATTTTCAGCTGTTTCGCCGCATCATCCATGTAGAAGTTTTGCAGGTCTATGTCAGACTGCGCAGCTTGAACATCGTTACACTGGAATGCAAAGGATTTCGCCTTCTCAATCAGCATATCTTGGTAGACGGGGGTTGGTACTTCGTACTGAAGACTCGAACCAATCTGGTAGTCAGAAATAGTCAAAGTGGGAGCAGTACGAATACGTACGCTGTCGCCCTGAGACTTGATCTCGCCTTCCCAGTTGGTGTTGGTGACTTCGGTTAATTGGTTATCAACGTAATACTTCGCGTTGATCTTTTTTGACCAAAGCATCGGGTTGAATACCGTCGCGATAGTCGGGCTGGTAAGAAATGGTGCGGCTGGGACTAAAATTGCCATGTTGTTCTCCTAAATCTTTAGTTGGGGTTACCGAACTCTCCCCGCATTGTATGCGGCGGTGATTTCAGCATCTAGTTTCGAAGCCTCCTCGTTCTTGCCCTGACGGTACAGCAACCCTACCTTATCGAATAAGGCTCCGGCTTCTGCTTCCGTGTACATCCGTTCCTGGCTGTTCTCCGGGGCGGACGCATTAGACATTGAACGGGAAGGCGCAACTTGGGTTCGAAGTTCAGCGCTGGCTTGGTTGACATTGTTAGACACGGGTTTGGCGGAACCTCGGAACAACTCTACATACGCAGCTGTTGCCACTACGTCACCGCGCTCATAAGCAGCCTGCGCTACTATACGGCGTGGGGCGCGCAACAGCGGGTCAACTTCATCAAGCCACTCCGCCCATTTAGGGTCGGCGTTTAACTTATCAAAGTCAGGGATTTCCAGCTTCAACTTCTGCTCGAAAGACATCGTCTCCACTCTCGACCCTGTTTGCCCTATGCGTTCGTTCAGCGTTCTATTTTCCTGCCTCAGTGCCTCTAGTTGCTCCTGTAAAGGGGCGACAGCGGCTCTGGCTACTCGTCTCTGAATATCAATAACATCAGCTCCGAACGATTCTACTTCCTCGTCGGTTACCAAGTTTTCTTCTGGTCGGTGAAAGGTGTGAATCGAGGTTGCCTGATCTAGTTGCTGTTGAAGTTGAGCAAGGTGCCCCTCCAACGCGCTGTTCCTTCGATTAGCGGCCTCAATCATTCCATCCAGCGTTCTGTAACGCTGCCTCCACGTTAACTCCTCTTCGGCATCTGCCTCGGGGCGGAGCGGTGGGGTACTCGACTCAGCTTCTATACTTGGGTTTGGCGTACTACCCTCTACTTGTTCTTCGGTCACGGGCTGAACTATGGGCTGCTCGACCGGCGTAATTTCACCGGCAGGCTCTGCCATTGCTGCCTCGAATGCAGCGATTTCTTCCATGTCTCGTTGTACAGTTTTCGGTAGCGCCATTTTTTACTCCTTCTATCTAGCTCCAACTACTACTCTTTAGGCTCCACAACATGTGGTCTGCCGGAGTATAGTCCGGTGTGCTTCTCTACTATTTCTTCTCAACCACAGCTCGCGCCGAGTCAATAAAGTCCAAAATCTTTTCCAGCCTCTGCGCCTCTCCTTGGAGAATACCGATAATCTCGGGTCTGGCTACACTCAGCCGCTCAAGAACATCTGCCCTCTCGGTTTTCAGCCAGTCATAGAATGGCTTCATCTCTGCTGACTGTAGCTTCGCGGCGGCTTCGTATGCGTGAAAATCTATCATGTATTCTTTATATCACGTAGGTTTTATGTTTGCAAGCGTCTATTTCTTCTTACCATCCGGTACATAAGCATTATCTCCTCGACCGACGGGTTCAGTATGCCCGTGACAGTAACATCTCCCGTAGCGATCCTTACTTTTTCCGTAGGTATTTTTACGTATCCTCCAGCTAGCGCCCCAGCACTTCCTGTTTCTAGTTTTAACGCGGTACTACCTACCTGGACAAACCCGCCAGCCTCAGCGGCGCGACTGCCGTACCGGATTTTAACTACTTCGGCTTCTACGGTTGCTACTGCACCTTTGTTGGTTACCACTGTTGTTTTGCTTGTCCAAAATCCATCTTTATTTCACCCACTTTCGTTTCGTCCTTCTCCCCAAGCCACCGGAAGAACTCTAACGACTGCCGAACAGGGTTAAACCGCATACCAAATAGGCAGGTGTCGACTTGGCCGAATACCCATGCTGTATTTGGTACCTTTACTCCATACTTGAATGCTTGCGGATTCTGAATCTGTAGCCCAACTAAACCTCGCGCTTTTTCATCTGGCTGGATATTAATACCGATGGTGTCAGTGCCAACTTGAGTTTGTGGAAACTCGATATTCAGGCCAATGGCTGTTCCGCCGGGTACGGAGTCATAGACATCGCAGTGCATCCCCGCCGCCCAGTGCTTACCATTTTTGATCGCCGTGCCATGGACACCGACAATGTCGTGTACCCCCCAAGAACCAGCATCGCCGTTGCCGATAGAGATACCATACATCCCGAAGGACGCCCCGGCCATGCCACTACCAAAGTTGGTCGTCATCTCCGCCTTGAAACCCGTGTGCAGGTTGTTATCAGCGGGGTAACTCCCCTCTACCTTCTTCTCGTCAATGCTTACTGTGTTCGGCATTCTCTGCTCCTCATTTATGCGGTTACTACTCCACCGTCGGCTGCTCCGGCCAGTTTTACTGTAAACGGCCCGTTCGTACTGATTACATTTTTTTCAAAACATATAATTCGTACTGTTCTCCCCGCGTCGTCGGCCAGGTAAATAACTGCACCATACGCATTCACAGTGGCAACTTTCCATACAGGGCTGTGGAATACAAGCGCCAGCCCCCCGTCAGGCCCCGGGAGTATCGTACCCCCCTCAAGCTCCATTCCGCCGGCTTGGTAACCTTCTCCCTGAACCTCGTTCTCCGGAGAATACCTCTGGGTATCAGCATCCAGTGTAGCAGCCTTCGTGAACAGGGCGCACTTCGGCCTGGAGTTTAAGATATGTTCTAAAATCCCCCTACGAAATGCTACTGTTACGTCGCCGACGATCATCTCAGCACTTACCTTTTTTCATCGGCATTTTGCCCATCATCTTTTTGTCGTGAGCGACTTCCTTCTTGGAACCCTCCTTCATACCCTTGGGTTCTGTCTTTTCCTTTTTTTCGAACATCGCGTACGTGCTTGCTTTTTTCATGCCTATCTCCTTTTAGTTAACTTACTCGAACTCGGATTGTGGTCTATTTCTCCAGCGCGCGTTGTATGGAACCTCTGCCTGAGCTGCTGCTCGCGCCGCTTGCTGTCTTTCTACTTCGGCTTTTGCCTGCGCTTGTCTCGCTGCATGAGCCTGCACTTGCTGCGCCATCTGTGCTTGCCGCGCCATTTGCGCCGGCATTACCTGGCCCTGCAGGGCTCGTTGAATCTGGGCGACGCCTTGCTGCCTTGCCTGGGCCAGCAGGCCCCCCTGCCCTGCCTGTGGCGCCTGCTGTACCTGAGGCGCCTGTGTCGGTGCCAGGGCCTGTGCCCGTGCCCCCCCGTGTGCCAACTGTGTCGTATCTACCACGATTTTCTCCTTTATTCAAATCCAGAATCAGGACGATTTCTCCAGCGCGCGTTGTATGGGGTGAGCTCCGCCGGTTTCTTTTGGGGAGGCTTCATCGCCTCTTGCCTCTTCTGCGCCGGAGTGGGGGAAGGGAGGTTCTGGTCGTCAAAGCTGTTCGCTGCTTCCTCGTCCAGTTTTCTCGCTGCTTCTTGTTTCCTATATGCTTCCCTATTCGCCGCAACTTCTTTCGGGGACAGGGCAACGGGGGTTCCGGACTGATCGTCGAAGTTACCTGACTGGTCGTCATACTTACTTTTTGCCATTCTATTCTCCTATTGTCTTGTTGGTGAGAAGATGTCGGTCGTAGGTGCACCATTCATCAGCTGCTGCCCGTTTCCTGCCGGTGGCCTTCCCGGCATTACCTGCATCCCAGTCATAGCCCCGCTAGGGTCGCGCTGAATGTTCATCTGCTCCAGCGGTACGTCCTGCCCCATCATCGCCTGTTGCTGGGCCATCTGTTGCTGCTGCACAGCCTGTTGCTGTTGCTGGAACAGCCTTGCTCGGATTACTTCCGGGGGGGGTATTAGCTTGTCTGTGTCCAAGTCCAGCCCCGACGCTGTGGCGCGTAGCAAGTCAGCTATGGCTTCTTCACCTACAACCTGCGCTACCAGAGGGCTGTTCAGTATCAACCCCAGGAACTCGGATCTCCGTACCTGTGCGGTTTCCTTGATGATTAGCGAGGCTGCTCCGCGCGCGACAACTTTCACGTCCGTGTTCTTCAGCTCAGGGTCAGTTCCATACCGCATATTGTGGTAGAACAGCCGTTCTATCGCAGGGCCGAGCACATTCAGGTCAACCCCCAACGCGACTGATTTGATTATCTTTCCGGATGAAGCCAGCATCATGGAGAGACCCGACGCGGTTCGCCCTGCGCCTGCTGCTGGCCCTTCCCCCGTGACGTACCTAGGAATACCGGAATACTCATCGGCCAGTAGTGCGAATTTGTCGTAGATTCCCATTAGCTCCTGTGCGTTGGAGCTCGGCTGGAAAAACGTAACCGGCGAGGAGTTGTTACCGTATGGGTCGCTGGTTACTTGGTGTAGTTTCCACGGATACAGATTGGATGGGTTCTCCCCGGGAGGGAGGCGGTCGATATTCAGTACGACCTGTGGGCCAGACGCTATGGCCATGTTGTTCGTCATGGCGCGCGCGGCGTTGTTACATGTTGTCTGGCAGTCAGCAATCAAGTCGATCGGGCTGTTTCCCCAGAACGAACCGGGTAAATCTTCGTAGGAACCCTTGAAATACGGGGTGCGGCCGAGTGGGTCATAATTTAGTATCGCCTTGATAACCCATGTTCCGATCACCCATATTTCGCAGTGGTACGTCTTGGTTACGTCCCCCACCTTGGATTCGTCCATGCCGTGTTCAATTAACTCCTTACCCAGGACTGGACCCCAGTACTGAATCGCGGATATGGTGGGGGAAGTTGAGTCGCTCAGGGACAGGGATGTCTTGCCTTCTACGTCGGCGCGCGCTGAATCAATCGTGGTGAACTCTCGGAGCCCGCCTGTACCGTACGCGGCGATAACCGCCTTGATCGCACCTTCTGAGTATCCGTCAACCCCGATCAGTTCTTCGAGTGCGTGGGGGCGCAGCTTGTGTAACTCAATTATGTACCCATCGTTTACGTCGCTTGATCCGGGGGCTGGGTATATGTTGAATGGACTTACCCTCTCCCATTCGGGTGTGAGTCTCGATACAGTCTGTGGTGAGTATGACCCATCTTCCGCCGGAATCCATGTCAGCTGGGGCTTGTTGCGTATAACCGGACCTTTGAGTATCGCCGATGGGAATGTAGACAAGTCGTCAATAAAGTCAGAGAGTGCTTTGGTAAACCCTCCTTCCTGCAGCTGGTCTTCCATCTTGCTCTCCATGCGCAGCATGCTTTTTTTCGCATCCAGCATGACTTCCATCTGGCCGCGACTCCGTGCGAGTTCCAGTAATTCTTCTACCTGCGACTCGGGCACTGCCTGCGGGCCGCCCATCATGTCCTGTATCTGCTGTACCAACTCCCCGGCGCGCATAATCGCGGCATCCATCTGCATCTGTGGCAACTCGGGCTCTTTCGTCGGGCTGAGGGACCATGGCTTCTCGCCCCCATTCCCAAGAAATACATCACGCAGTATGGCCGTCGCGGCGCGTGCCTTCGCACTACTGAGCATCATATAAACTTCAGACGTGCCCGTGGCCCGTATTTTTGCTAGTGTATCTGGGTCATACTCACCCCGGCGCGCGCGGCACGAGCGGAGCATTCTCTGCTCTACTTCGTCTTTTTCTGACTTCGCCGCAGCGAAGCATTTCTGCACCATCCCTGCCAGGCTGCGTACTAAAATGGAATCGTTAGTTGTCGTCGCGATTTTCAGCTTCTCGGCCTCTATACTCGCGTTGTTCTGCACGGGCACCAAGCCGGAATTTCCCGCCCTTGGGTTAGAAAACGGGGTATCGCTTGGGGGAATGGCAGCTATCATATAACTTCCTTGTGTAGATTCTCGTGACAGTACCAGCCCTAGTATGAAAACGCAAGTGCTTGTCTAACACCAGCCAGCCATACTGACCTGCTTGACATCTCGTCGGGAAGTACTTCTCACTCCGTTTGTCCCAACCACGTAGCTCGTAAGATAAGTAAATCCATCTCCGATATCGCTATGTGGATGGTCTTTGAGGGGTTTTTCTTCCATGTCCCCGTCTTTACGTGCAGCAAATTTGTACGAGTGGCCCAGTGCATTTATCAGGCCGGTACACCCGGCGTCAATTAACACCCCCGCCTTGCCCTCTATTTGCCGGCCGAACATCGTCTCTGCCGACCCAATCCTGATTTCTATTTTGTTAGATGCTGCTGGGCGGTGCTTCATCCCTGCCTTTTCTAGCACACTAAGAACCGTTTCCTCGCTTGCCTGTGACGGCTGGTTAGCCGCCGGGTCCACGATGATCATTGCTGGTATACCGCTGAACTTACTTACGAGCATGGGCTTCAGCCGGTTGGCTAAAAACCTCTCCATACCAATGGACTCATTCTTCGGGGTGTAACACTCCCCCAAAATATTCAAGCGCCCTTTCGGTGTTAGCTGCCCAATGATCGCCGCTGGCGTTAGCCCCGCGTCCAAACCGATTAGAAGTGGGTAGTCTGGCGAATAGACGGCCAGCAGCGGCTCTTTGGCTACGTGGAAGTCCCGGATAAATGTCTGTCTGAACACCGGCATCCCTTCCCTGCTCTGACCGAACTCGCAGTCGATCATTGTGCGAATGTACTCTTCTGTCAGCCCTTCTGTATTGTAGTAGTCTGGTGGAAGGAAGACTAGATTTTCGGCCTCAGGTGTGCGTCCTCCCGGCTGTCTGAACGTCGTCCAGTCTCCCTCGTCTCCATCCATTATTTTCTGGTGGTAACTATCGAACGCTGGCATGTTTGTGTCTGCAATTATGCACGGGTACGTCGCACCTGGTCCCTGTTTTCTTGATGGGTACCGTCCGACTCTTTTGGAGCCGATCACGCCTTCGATAACAGCCTGGGAAATCTCGCGCAACTCGCACAGAAAAATGGTTGTGGCTTCTAGCGAAAGAAGCTGCCTGAGAGAAACCTCGTCTTCTAATGCCAAAAATAGTATTTCCGCGCGGACGTCTTCAAAATTTAGATAATACATCCGGTCAGCTATATTAAACCTTCCGAACACATCTGGTGGAAGCCAGTCGGTGAATGTCTTGATTACAGTCTGGCGTAACTGTGCGATGGTATTACGCACAACAATGTGTCTACTCCTCCGGAACCCATCTTCGTCAGGTTCTTGCTGCATTGCATTAAGTAGGGTGTGAATCACGCACGCACTTGTTTTTCCGCCCCCCACGGGTCCGGCCAGGATCTTACGCGGACTCCTGCTACCGAGGAACCTATCTACCGTGGGAGATGCTGTGTACTTCAGGGCGTAGCTCATTTTTTCATCCCTGCGACAATCAACCTTCGGCGACGTGTCTCTGCCTGCTCTGGCGTCATCCTAACTGCCTCGTCTATACTGAGCCCGGCTTTGAGCCTCCTGAGCAGCGCTGCCGCCGTGCAGCTGGATTCCTGCGTCAGCTCCGTTAGGTTCATCATTTTCCCATCGAAGCTATATTTGCGGTCTCCCCCGGCAGTGTGTTTTTTTACTGCCGGTTCTGTAGCCGCCCGCTCTACGTCCCATCCTCGCTGCATCCTACCCAGAAAAGTGCATCGAGCTACTCCATACTGCTCACGTATCTCAGAGATCAATAACATCTCGCCACGCACATCATACCGAGTAGACCTTGCTTTCACAGACGCTCCTATCTTTTGCCGAACTTCAACTGTATATGGTGCACTACGCTCTTTCTTTGTCATCGCGGCCAAACGTGTTTTGTTCTTTTCACCCTGAACTTTAGAGAGCCACGGGTTTTCTGCATATATCTTTTTGATCCGTGCTCC